CGCTTCCAGTCTCATGGTCTCCCCGCTGTCAGCCGACAAGAAGCATTGATGCCCCGGCGTCCCGGTAAGGTCATCCCAAGTTATGCACTCCTTAATACCGGCACACACGAGTCCACCGTGGTCCACCCACTCTTCGCCATCCCATACCTGATGTTCATCTGTCAGGTCGCGTATTGGGATATTAAACATATGCCACTCATATGGTGTGGACAGCCTGTGCATCCCGTAGCGCTCATACGCTTCCCGCTTATACCGCACATATATATCCGTCTCACCAACAAAGCATCCGCCGTACCGCCCCGTGTGCGCAGCAGCATATGCTAACGGTGCGGGAAGCAAACCGCGCGAAGCAATGTCAAGAAACGCCTGCGTCCGGGTTTCTTCCATGCTGGACTGCACACCCAGCCTGGTCTCAACCAACAAGCGCACAAGCTCGTCTTCATGCTCCAGCAGGGCAATAAATTCCTGGTCGGTCTTGCTTAACGCCGGAATCATCTTTGCCTGCTTCTCGCTCCACTTCAGCGGACAATCCACTCCAAGCCGCTCCAGAAGGACGACAAACTTCGCACTTGAGCGAAGGTTCGTGTGCAGCTCGTCGATGTCCGTGAAGCCCAGCTGCGCGGCAAGCACACCCAGTTTTTCCTGCCGCTGCGCCTCAAGCCGTGTGGCATAGGCCTGCAACAATGGCACATCCAAATCAAACGCCGGTTGTGTCCACATCTTGGTGGTAATGTCGCTCATCAGCAGCTCGTCCGTCGGGCAGAAGGGAAGCATATACTGGTAGAGGGCGTAGCACAGTTCGCTGTCCAGCTTGCAGTAGTCGCCATACTCCTGCCATTGTTGCTCCGTCATGTCGGCCGCGTGGACACCCAGCATATTGTGAACCGTGCCGCGTTTCTGCTCTGCAACAAGCCCCTTCTCCTGCATCCAACCGGACAGCTTGGCGAGGCTTTTACCACCTGCAACCCGGTCAAGCCCGGACAACTTCGCCATGATGACGGTGTCCACGGTAAAGAGTGGGTGGACGTTGTAGCGAAGTCCAAGGATGCCTTGGTCGAATTTGGTATTGTGGCTCAAAAATGGTGAAGTTTCATGAGTTTGGACTAATTCTCTGATACGCTGTAACCCTTCCTCCCTCCGGTAAAACTCGGTGGGGTTATCCCCCACCTTGATTGACACGCCAATCATTTCAAACTGGTCGCAGCGGATATACTTTTCGGTTGTGATTTTGGAAAGGGAATATTCCTTGTCGTAATAAGTTTCAAAGTCTATGACAACAGGCACACGCCAGTTTATTTTGCTTGGGTCTTTGTACAGTTCAACAGGTTTCATAACGGCTCCTCAAATTTGTCAGTAGCAATCTTAAATCATGCCCAGTAATTTATTGGCGAACATTGCTGCTTCTTCTTTATGAATAAAGCAAAGCCCATTCCCGAATACACGGTTGTCGGTGTCGTCATTATCCCACACAAGTTCTTGTACTTTATCCGAGGAAGTTATATCAGGTACATAATACTTCATGCCCGGTTTTATCTTGCTGGCAAACAGTATCATCCGCACCCAGCGCTTGCAGAGCTGTTGCAGGTATTCATCACTACCGCCGCCAAAATCGGTTTGTTCTATCTGTTCTACAACTTTCTTCGGAAAAGAATGCGCACTTAACGCACAAATCAAAAATCCGGTTACACACCCTTTTTGCAAACGCTGCACCAGTTCTTTGCTTTCTTCGGCAGAAATATTGTTGCTCCAGCATTTTTTGAATATATATGCCTGCTCCTGCAATGTCCGGGGAAAATAATTATCAGATATTACTGGTTCTTCTTTCAGGCAAGTACAAAACTTCTCGCAGAACATTTTAAGTTTTTGTTCATTGTAATGCCTGATTGGTACGTCGTTGTTAAACGATACACCATCTTCTTCCCAAACGGTAAAACAACATTTATATCCCCACAGGTAATACAACTTTTCAGTCATTGCCTGTACTTCATCATACAAACCTGTTTCGGTCAGCTCAAACCGCATCCGGTTGCGCAAGCCATCGTAGCAGCCTGGGTGCAGATAGCGATTGTTTGCCAGCTTGCACATAACCGCTGGCGGGGAATAAGGGTACAAGCAGGTCATAAATTCCTGCATCTTGTCATACTTGCAGTCAGCGAGCATTTCCACCATCAGATTGGTCACCGCGTACCAAAACACTTGCGGCAAATCTTTTTCGTCTCCTGCTGCATTTTGCAAACGTTTTTTAAGCTCTTTCATTTCTTCCCCCAAAATACATAATCAACTGCTACGGCAATCAGCGCAAAGGCGACGGCAAATACTGTCGCCACCAAGCTGAAACAGACGCATCCGACAAACCAGTCAAGTGCGTTTTCTGCAATCATCTGAATCATGATATAGCTTCCAGTCGCAATTCCTGCAACCGATGTGCTGGTCTGCTCACTCTTCTTTCTCCAACGCGGCTTGAAGCGCTGCTTTCAAGCTGGGGAACACATTATTATGGCGTAACTGCTTATTATCGAAAGCATCGTTGTCCCACTGCGACTCGTCTACTACAAATGTATCCCCATAGCCGTCTTTTATAAGCCAATAAGTCTCTCCTGTTTCCGGCTTCCATTTGGTTTCTTCTTCCGGCATCTTTGTTTTGGCAAAAACTTCTGAAAACGCCTTCAGACGATGGCAAATCGGCAAATCAGGTTCGTTTTCCAAATTTGCACTCAAGAATGTATAATGCAAACGTACACCAAAAAGCGCACCGACTTCATCATGCAAACATTTTACAAGTTTGCGTGTTTCTTCCTGCGCAGTTTTATCTGCCCGGTACGATTCATACGATGCCAGTTTATTCAGCTCGTCATACTCGCCGGGGTGCAGGTAGCGGTTGCTTTTCAGCGTACGTAATACTTGCGGTCGTACATAGTAATCTAATACCTCAAAGATTTCGTCCCAGTCTATTTCTTGTCTCTCGCCCATTAACTGCACGAGGCTATTCGTTACCGCCAGCCAAAAATGATGCGGAATAGCAAGCTGCTTATCCTCTCCTCGTATCGGTGCCAACGGTAATTCTTTTACCGCTTTGACTGCGGCTTCCAGTTTGACTTTCAATAATTCAGTATTCATTTCTCTTCTCCAATTAACCACTCAAGATACTGTTTGGCTTTCTCCAAATCCTGCACGCCGCCCTTGTATTGGTAGCGTGCAAGATACTTGATGATATTGCCCCGCAGAAAACCCTTGAACTCCTCTGGCGTCAGCCAGCATTTGAGAAGCTCTACCGGCTGTGGGGTCAGGCGACGGTAATGGTCGCCACCTACCTGTTCATGTACCTGCCTGCGCAAGCGCGCCAAATTCTCAAGGTCTGCCGCTGTCTGTATATCTACTGCATTCCGGCGAGGGAATTCACCCTGCAAAAAATTTTTCACCAGCGACGGCAGCTCGTTAAATTCTTCTCTCGTTATCGGATAATACGCATCTTCCGGCTCGTCTGCACTACGACGATAACCTACGGCGAACGTCCGCTCGCCTGATTGCGGGCGTTTGTAAATAACACCACTATATTCAAATTCAGACATCGCAATCCTCGCCCCGGAGGCACCTGCCTGCTTTTCAATCTCCGTCATCTACGTCTTCCTCGTATCGCCGATACAAATAATCACCTGCTTCTTCGAGCGTGTTTTCATCAACATCAACGCCCCAATCGTTCTTGTAAATTAGCTCTTGAAAACGATGATAATTGATATCGTGTTCGTACAGCACGCGACGCAAATTGGCGTCGCCCTGCCCGAAATACGCGCCTTCCATGAAGGCAATATCCCGATATTTATCCGCCTCGTCCAGCCGTTTCTGCATATGTCGCAGCACGTTCTGAAGCCTCTTGATAACTGCATCGGCTTCCTCCACCGTGTGCGTGCGCTCCAGTAGCGTCATCGCATCGCTCATGGGAATATGCGGGTTCATTGCGCACCTCCGGGGTAGTCTGCAAGTTCTTCGGCTTCCATGCGGCGGTAGACGTCGCTGGTGATGGATTCGGCGTAGTCGATGCGGGTGATGCGCACGTCGGTGACGTCGATGCCCCAGGGCTTGCTGCCCCGCACGGCGCCGAGCACTTCTTTTTTGACGTCGGCCATCATTTCGTCGCGCCGGGAAGAAAGCAGCTCGCGCACGTTGCGGCGGGTGGTTTTTTTCTGGGAGGGGGTGGCGCCCCCCCCGGTGGGGCGCC